GCGTGCTGGAAAGTGGCATCACCGAAGATATGTATCAGGAGATGGAGCGGCTTATCGCCGATGCCAAACCGGCCAGCCGCCACCTTGAGACGTTGACCATTATTCAGGATATCCCCGGCCATATTTTTTTTGGTGCGCTTTCTTATGACGGCGACATCATCACCGTTTATCCGGCCTAAGCAGAGGACAACTCATGGCGACTTATAAAGCATTACTGACTACCGCCGGAGCGGCCAAAATCGCCGCCGCCACGGCAGGCGGAACGCAGGTCAAAATCACGCGCATGGCCGTCGGTGACGGGGGCGGAAAACTCCCGACGCCTGACCCAAAACAGGCCAAACTTGTTAATGAAGTTTATCGCGCCAATCTCAACCGGCTAAGTATCGACGCCAAAAACAGTAATTATCTGGTGGCCGAACTGGTGATCCAGCCAGATGTCGGCGGCTTCTGGATGCGTGAAATGGGCTTATACGATGCTGACGGTGTGCTGATTGCTGTCAGCAATATGGCTGAAAGCTATAAACCCAAGCTTGCCGAAGGGTCGGGCCGGTTGCAGACACTGCGCATGGTGCTCATCGTCAGCGAAATTGAGTCCGTCGCGCTGAGCATTGACGGCTCTACGGTCATGGCCACAAAAGATTATGTAGACGACAAGCTGACAGAGCATGAGAAATCACGCAACCACCCCGACGGCACCACGACGGCAAAAGGTTTTGTGCAGCTTAACAGCTCGGTCAGCAGTGCCAGCGAAACGCTGGCGGCGACGCCAAAGGCGGTGAAAGCCGCGAATGACAACGCCAATACCCGCGTTCCAAGCACCCGAAAGGTGAATAATAAGCCGCTGACGGCTGATATCACCCTGTTACCGGCGGACGTCGGGGCGTTTAGTAACACATTACCTATTGTCGATAACACCAAAGTCACCAGACTCACCGACCCGTCACTGGTCGCAAAATCAGGGGCTGTCACGCTGGCCGGGTATTTTGATGATCATCCACTCGGTGGTAAGCCCAATCAGGCCGCTGATACGCTGGTGACTTTTCGCCGTGCGTACAACGCCGGGGCGGCGGTGACTCAGTATCTTCACAGCACTAACGGTACTATCTACGTTCGTACAGGCGCTGTAAGTGCCTCCGAGGAAAGCGGCTGGCTATGGAAGCAGGCGGGTGCAACAACGCTGCCATTCGGCTGGCGTAAGCTTTTTGATTCAGCTAATCCGCCTACGGCGTTTGATGTTGGCTCCGTCAATGTGCCCAACACCGTTCTGACCACTACCGACATCAACACATTAGGTTTTGCCAGCGGCAAGTCAGGCGCTTCGATTTATTCTCAGCCTAAAAATGCTAATGCAACCACCGCGTTACATTACCCTCAAAGCATCGCAGGGACGTTGTATGTGACGCCGAGCGCCTACGGATGCCAGCAGATGTATGTCACTTTCACTGGCAATATCTGGAATCGCGGATTGTCCGGTGACTGGAACGGTGTAAATGGTCCATGGAAAGACTGGGTACCAACGTATAGCGCCAACAACAAACCCACGGCGGCAGATGTAGGTGCGTGGACGGCGGCACAAAGCGCCGCCAGTGAAAAAGCGCTATCTGATGAAATCGCAACAGCTTTTAAAATCCGTGCCAACTTAACCGCGACAGACTCCCCGAACACTATTCACGGCAGTGCCATGTTTGGTCATTACGGCGTGCCCGGAGCGGCATCGGCAACCACCGCGAAGGGCTACCCGATGGACGGTTTTATCGGTGTGATTTTCGCTACATGGGGTCCGAATGCGACGCAGCAAATCGCCTTTAACAATAACGGTCGGCAATTTACCCGCTCAGCTACCGGCGCTTGGAATGGTGTCGATGGCCCTTGGTCAGCGTGGGTGGAGGTATACAGCCCGAACAATAAACCCAAACCGGCAGACATTGGCGCAGTGCCTGCGGCTGGCGGTAATGTGGGGTATCTGGATAACGCCAGTCATTACGGCACAAAGCCGGGGACATGGGAGGGTGCGGGGTCGTTCTCCAGTCAATATAGTAATCCTGTAGCACCCTTCATCATTCCATCAGGTTTTGGTGCGCCGAAAGATGTGAGTTCATACTCCCCTATCATCAAAGGGATGATTCAAACAAAAGGGTTAGGTTGGGCGACGGCAATCAGCTTTGGTGCATATACGACTGGGGGCGGAAATCATGCGCAGGCGTGCATTAATGTCGTTGGTGATAACGGGGTGTCATCAGCGTGGTTATTCAACCCTAGCGATAGTTCTTTTTATTCTCCTGGTGATATTAAATCGGGGCAATACATCTATGCCACTAAGGACGTGAGCGGTGCGTATATTGCATCAAGAGGCGATATACACGCAGAGATCAACATTAGTAGCAAAGGATTCATTCAGTCTGGTGCGGGGGTTTATGACACGCCCGGCGTCAGATGCTACAGCCCTAACTACCAACCAACTCCGGAAGCGGTAAATGCCATTACGCGCGACGTGTGCAGCGTTGCGGGGTTTGTCTCGGGCAATCCCAATGACGCTTATATGCGTAACTCTACGACTAATGAAGTCGTCATTCTTGCGCGGCGGGATTGGGTAAACGGTAATTTTATTACCGGCCAGCGTCAAGCCTCGGCGCAGTGGTCGGGCTGGATTGGAAACGGATTACAGGTACCTGCTGGCTGCGTGGTGATTGGTGCCAGAAATAACGGCAGTTCTAACGCATCGAATTTAGGACTTTTGTATGCGGCTGAGCAAATTTGCATTAATGGTAACTGGGTGACAATAGGACTGGTTTAATGATTACTCTCAAAAACTTTCAAATTTATAAATCAACATTACATTCCGGATCATCTGTGCTTTTTTTAAAAGATGAGTCCGGTTTGGATTGGTATGAGTCGCAGGCGGGTTTTAGCGAAGAAACGCTTAAATTCGTTTATGACAGCAATGGCATCATTATTTCCTTTGATTATGACGTGTCAAAATTATGGCCGGTGGGGCATTCCGTCGCGGAGATTTCAGCATCCGAAGTGCCTGCGGGGTTGGATATTTCCGGTGGATGGGTTTTCGACGGCAAGGTGATTACAACGCGGGTCTATAGCAGCGCAGAGTATGTTTCGCAGGCTGAGGCTGAGCGTGAGTCATCAATGGCTTTAGCAGCAGCGGCCATTGCACCTCTACAGGATGCCGTTGATATTGGCGACGCCACCGACGAAGAACGGGCAAGCTTGCAAGGCTGGAAAAAATACCGCGTTGCACTTAATCGACTGGATTTAACCGCTGCGCCTGCTATTGAATGGCCAGAAATACCCGCGTAATTACCCACCATACTCATCGCCCCGAAAGGGGCTTTTTAACACCTGTTGTACCCTGCCCCTCCCAACGCTGACGCCTCGCCCTGACCACCGTTAAACAACAAAATTGATTTGCCTATTTTAACGGAGCTAACCCGATGAGTGATTTTCACCACGGCGTGCAGGTCGTCGAAATTAACGACGGAACGCGCGTTATTACCACCGTATCCACGGCCATTATCGGCATGGTCTGCACGGCCAACGACGCTGACGAAAAAGTCTTCCCACTCAATACGCCAGTCCTTATCACCGATGTGATCGCCGCGCAGGGCAAGGCGGGGAAAACCGGTACCCTGTTACCGGCGCTGACGGCCATTGGCGACCAGTGCAAACCGGTCACGGTCGTGGTGCGCGTAGCGGAATCAGAAAACGAAGATGCTGATGAAGCCGCCGCCGAAACGCTGTCTAACATCATCGGCGGTGCGGATGAACGCGGGCAGTACACCGGCATGAAAGCCCTGCTTACCGCCGAAGCCATCACCGGCGTAAAACCGCGCATTCTCGGCGTACCCGGTCTGGACTCGCAGGAAGTTGCCACGGCGCTGGCCACCGTCTGCCAGTCGCTGCGCGCATTCGGTTACATCAGCGCATGGGAATGCAAAACCATTTCTGACGCCATCAAATACCGTGGCAACTTTAGCCAGCGCGAACTGATGCTCATCTGGCCGGACTTTATTGCATGGGATACCACCGCGAACGCCAGCACTACGGCCTACGCCACCGCCCGCGCCTTGGGGCTGCGCGCCAAGATTGACCAAGACACCGGCTGGCATAAAACCCTGTCCAACGTCGGCGTGAACGGCGTGACCGGTATCAGCGCCTCGGTGTTTTGGGATTTGCAGGCGTCGGGGACTGACGCTGACCTGCTCAACGAGGCCGGAGTCACTACGCTTGTGCGCAAAGACGGCTTTCGCTTTTGGGGAAACCGCACCTGCTCTGATGACCCGCTTTTCCTGTTTGAAAACTACACCCGCACGGCGCAGGTGCTGGCTGACACAATGGCCGAAGCGCACATGTGGGCAGTGGATAAACCGATGACCGCCTCGCTTATCCGCGACATCATCGACGGCATCAACGCCAAATTCCGCGAGCTCAAATCTAACGGCTACATCATCGACGGCAGTTGCTGGTTTGATGAATCCGCTAACGATAAAGACACCCTGAAAGCCGGGAAACTCTATATCGACTATGACTACACGCCGGTGCCGCCGCTGGAAAGTCTGACCCTGCGTCAGCGCATCACAGACACCTACCTCGTGAATCTGGCCGCATCCATTAACAGCTAAGGGCAATCAATATGGCACTTCCTCGCAAACTGAAATACCTCAACCTTTTCAACGACGGCCTGAGTTACATGGGCGTCGTGCAGTCGGTCACGCTGCCAAAGCTGACCCGCAAGCTTGAGAACTATCGCGGCGGCGGAATGAATGGCTCCGCGCCGGTGGATTTTGGGCTGGATGACGACGCGCTCACCGTTGAATGGTCAATTGGTGGGCTCCCGGACAGCGCTCTGTGGGCGCAGTATGCCGCCGCCGGTGCTGCGGATATTCCCTTGCGGTTTGCCGGGTCTTTCCAGCGTGACGACACCGGCGACGTCTCCGCCGTGGAAATCGTTATGCGTGGTCGTCACAAAGAAATCGACACCGGCGACATGAAGCAGGGCGAAGACACCGAAAGCAAAATCACCACGCAGTGTACGTATTACAAGCTGGTGGTTGACGGAAATACGCTGATTGAAATCGACACC